GATCGTCTCTGCCTTCCCCCTCACTAATTGCTCAACCTCGGAAGATTGCAAAAGGTCTCTAAAGCCTTGGTTGTTCCATTCGATTCGCTCTAAAGCCATATCAACCCTCCCATCTTATGAGGTTGAGCTGGATATGTGAACGGGTGAACGGTGCCACCCACACTCTCGGCTCGCCCTGGATCTCATAGGTGTTGCCTTCAAAGACGATGTGATCTCCTGCACGGACATCCGTTCCTTCAGGGAGGTATGCAGTCCAACCGTCTGACATCCCGAGAACTCTTCCGTCGAGTGACAGTGATGTGGAAGCTGGCTGAACCGAACAGCCTGTCACCGTCGTCTCCTTTGTGGGATGTTCCCAGTCTGGCACGATGGATCCACGCTCGTCTTTCGTTCCTGGCTTGATGATAGTGATCGTCTGATTTGCAAATGAGGGAAGCATCAGAACACCCCCTTTACCTTATAAACATTCAAGACTTCTTTCGTATCATCAGGAAGAGCAGTCGACCTCGATGAGCTCGACCAAGAACCGTTATAAGTGACCGACACACCGCCTGCGCTCTCGGATGTGACTCCGTAAGAACTTGTCACGGCATGTGTGATCCTGTTTGAAACGAGCTCTTTAAGAACAGACATCTGCTCATCAGGAAGACCTGCATCGAACACAATACGGATTCTCGACCTTCTATCGAGGCATCCTGCATCGTAGATCCTGAGCAGGCCAGATGCATCGAGATCGAAGTCCGTCGTCTCATCTCCGCCCCACGTGCCGTCTTCCTGCTTTGCATTCAGAAGAACAGAACTGACAGCCGTGACAAACGTAGACGGGAGCTGAATAAGAAGATCAGATCCGACAAAGCTGTCGCGCAGGTCGTACACACGATAGACCATCTCACAGGACAAGTTCGGATAAATGTGCCACCCGCAATAGTTCTGAATGGAACGAGATGCGGATGGGATGTTCGCTTCGATCCTTGCGTCACCGTGGAACTTGCTGTTCGTGTATGAGTCGAACTCGTCCGAGGTGATAAAGTTCGGAAGGTTATCTGTGTTGAGAATCTTATATCCCCACGGTGTCAATAAATCGCTCATTTATTAGCACCTGCCTTCTTTGCCTTATTCGCAGGCTTCTTGATAGCCTTTTTCTCAATAGGCTCTTCCTTTGCAGGCTCGGCCTTCTCGGTCTTGCCTACGAGGATAGCACCTTCAGGAGCATGACCTTCGGGATATCTTCTCATGAATCCGTTCACGATATAGTTCTTCATCGTGGCCTTGTCCTCCTTCCTTCAAAAATAAGGGAAGGCCGTTCCCGACCTTCCCTGTTGACTTGATTACGCCTTAGCAGCAACAGCACATACACCGTTGAGATCAACGACCGCCGCAGCGAGTCTCTCTTCTCCAACGAGTGTGACTCTGTTGTAGATAGCATCGTCCTCGTTCTGCTCGTAGAGCTTAACCGCAATACCGCTCTTCTTCCAAACCTTGACAGCCTCACGAGCAGCAACAAGAGCTTCGCCCGCTGTGATTGTAGAAGATGTGAATACGGGAACACCCCAGATGGATGTAGGCATAGCATAAGCGCCATTACCATAAGCACCTGTGAAGTAACCGCCGCCGATGTACTGCTTGTTGGCATCCTTAGCGCTCAGAAGCGCGTAGAGGTCTGCAGGGTTGAGGATAACGACAGAAGCGTCGTAAGCAGAAGCAGCCTTGATATCAAGGATAGCCTTGAGGATACCGTCAGCAAATGTCTCGTTATTCGCTGTGTCATACTCTGCCGAGAGGATGCCAGATGTGCCGGAGATAGCTCCAACGATAGTAGCATCCTCGATCTTGCCGATCTGATAGATCAAGCTGTTCTGTACCTCTGTCGCAAGGAACGAAGCATCGTCAAGGATCTCGTCTGTCTCCTTGATGTATGCAGCGATCTTGGAAAGAGGAAGTGTGGTAGGATTGAAAGATGTGCTGTTCTGAGGCTTCTTTGCGCCCTGAGCTGTGACAGCAGGGACACCCTCATAAGCACCCTGCAGGAAGTATGTGATCGCATTTCCGCTGATCGTAGCGTTCGAGAAGTAATCAGCGACAGCCGTTCTTGTAGGCTGGGGAGCGATGCTTCTGTCAACATCTGCGATCTGGGGAGCCATAACTACATCAGTAGCTGCCTTGAACTCCATAGCGATTCCGCTCTTTCTGTCTGTCATGTTCTTTGCGAGTTCTGTAAATTCGTCAATCTTGGACATTTTCTTTTCTCCTTCGTTCGTGGTGGTTTCGGTCGTTCCGACCTTTTCGAGTATCGAAGCGGCCTTTTCAGCCGTCTCAATCTTTGCTTCGAGCTCTTCTATCTCGGAAGCCAGCGCTTCGCCCTCGGCAATAACCTCTTCGGTTACATCCTCGGCCTTGAGCTGGGGCTCCAGTTCAAGAAGTCTGCTCTTCTTCTCTGCAAGCTGTTCCTTCAAAGTCATGTGTCGGGAACCTCCTTCATGTTTTTGATTCTTTCCAAAAGGTCTGAAGCTCTCTTCGAGTTCCCGGATTCCGTCTGTTCCTTTGATGCCTCATTGACTTCAGGAGCGGTCTCCTCTTCGGGATCTTCTTCTTCGGGATTATCGTCAACGCGGTCTTCTGTCTCGATCAATGACTGAAGCATCGCGATGCACTCTTTTATCGTGTCCTCATCGGACTTGCTGTTCCGTCTTCCTGCCTTGACTCTTGCCTCGATCGCGGACTTGATATCTGTGACCTGGGCGTTCTGATTTGCGGGAACCGTGACAACAGAGACCTCATAGACTTCGAGTTCTTCAAGAACATTCATGACTCCGTTCTTTCTCTCTTCGTCGTTCGCATCTCTTCTCTTCAAAATGTCGTAAGCAAAGCTGAACTGATAGATCGCTCCGCTCTGGACCATCTTTCTGACGTCCTGTCCGAGCTGAGTGTCAAGGAAGTCGGCTTCGATATACGGGCCGTTCTCCTTCTCCTCAACTGTGTTGCAAGCGCCAATCACGGCAGAGAAGTCGTGATTGAAGCACAGAGGAAACGGATGCCCGCTCTCTTTTCTCTTCTCGATCGTCTTGGTGAACGCTCCGGGAAGAATGATATCGCCATAGGAATCGGGTGTCTTTTCGTAGGTACTAAAAAAGCCGGAGATCTTTCCGGCTTCGTCAGCTTTAAGCTGCATTGTCTTATAATTCATAATTTTTCTCCTTACTGGATAATGACTTCCGTGGAACAGTTGCATCCGCACGATTCGTCAGGATCGCCCGTGTCCTCGCCCGGCCAGTTCTGACCATTCGAGAACGTGGCATCTATCGGAACGCGCTCGCCGTTCATCATCGCGTGAGACGGTCTCGCGTTCATCCCGGTGATCCATTCCTTGAGAACCACTCGCCGTGCTACGGAAGGAGCCCCGTCTGACTGAGCCTGATGCGCCGCTTCACGAACTGACCACGAAGCGATCTCTGTCGCTGCGGAACGGCCGAGAACCTCAGCATATTCCTCTCTCTTATCGAACACTCCGTCGAGATCAGGATCTTCAACATCCTCCATCGCCAGCTCAAGCCTTCTCTGTGTCTGTGCGTTTATCCTGGTCGCTCTTCCGAGTGCTGCCGCTTCGAGATATGCTCTCGTCAAGTCCGTGTCATAGGACCACTCGAGAGCTTCAGCAGCTTCCGCACCGTGCAAGTCTGCGATGGATGTGAGAGCGGGAAGCATATCTTCTGCAAGCTCTTGATTCCATCTGTCAGAATCCCACCAATCCGAGGTCCCTGCGCCTATCTTCGGGATGACTGATCTTCTCTGTCTCTTGAAGAACTTCTTGAGCACATCAGCGACCTCTGTGTCTTCCTCTTCGTTGCTCTTGCCTTTCAAGTGCAACTCCGGGGCCTTACACTCGGCACATTCACATCCCGCCTTCCTCATCTTGGAAGAATCCTCTGACGGTCTCCCCGCCGGCGCGGGATAATCATAAGCATCGGGCTGTGTATCGGTCGGACTTGCCTGTCCGCCGACGGTGACATTCATCGGAACGATGAGCTCTTCGCCCTGCCCGTTAGGAAGAGGCGGAAGATCCATGTCGGCTCTTGCTTCGTCTCTTGTAAGCCAAGGGCCACCGACAGCCGACTGAAGAATGGAAGCTCTCTCTTCAAACGATCCCTTCAACTTCTCGTTAAGGTCAAAAACAACATAAGTGCCTTTATCCGCACCAATCTTCGGGAGCAAGAATGAATTTATCCTCTGCTGGAACATCTGAAGCACGGGGCCAAGACATTCCGCATATAAGGCTCTTGCATTATCCTTCGAGCTTGCATAAGTCTGTGTCTCGCTGTGCCATATCAGCGACGGATTGACACCGTAAGCGGCTGCGACACTCTCACGGGACAGCTTGACTGACGAGGCCCACTCATATTCCTTGAATGATGTGGAGAACGGCTTTATTTCCATTCCGTCTTCCATGATCGGGATGGAGCCTGCCTTGGATCCATTCGCACCCCAAGATTCACGGAATGCGGTCGCAAATTTCGCTCGCGCTTTATCATCCCACTGTGCAACATCCTTCGGCCTTAAGATCTGAGCGTTCAACCTGCCCGACGATCTCCAAAGCTGTCGTCTGAATCTGCCTGACTCGATTTGTTCGTTCAATGTCTGCCTCAAGGCCGTGATCGGAGATAAGAATCCGCCGGGGTTTCCTGCCGAGTAAGTCCTGAACTGAATGAACTCTTCTCTCGGCATATCGACAGCCGTTCCGCCGTTCTTCGTGCAGAGCCTGACTTTATCGGGAGCGTAAGAGGTCCCTGATTCCGTGTTTACGATCCACTCGGTCGGAACTATCCGTAACTGATAGCCACTCTCGGACTCTGCGTCCGGGAGAATCCACACGAGGACATTTCCATAAACAAAATACTCAACCGCGAGCGCACGGATGAACTC